CTAAAGGTGCATGTAGTGTGTGACCTAGGCTTTAACGACGCTATGGCTATAATCTTGGCGCAGCGTCAGTTGTCCGAGATTAGGATTATTGATTACATCGAGGACAGTCACCGCACGCTGGACTGGTATTCGGCAACGCTCAAAGACAAGAAAATGAACTGGGGCAAGTTGTGGCTGCCGCACGATGCAAAGCACAAGACGCTGGCCGCAGCGGGGAAGTCTACCGAGGATATCATGCGAGGTCTGGGGTGGATAACGGAGATTGTGCCCGATGCCGGTATAGAGCCAGGTATCAAGTCGGCACGGATGGCGCTAAATCAGACCTATTTCGACAAGACCAAATCGGCGCGGTTGATTGAGTGCTTGAAGCGGTATCGCAGGTCTATCCCTACAACCACGGGTGAGCCGGGAAGCCCAGTGCATGACGAATACAGTCACGGCGCTGATGCGTATCGTTACCTGTCACTGGTGGCTGACAAGATGGTCAATGAATCGTGGCAACCGATTAAATATCCCAATTTAGGACTAGCGTGAGACTAGATGAGTTTGTGAAGTTGAGTGAATCGCTGGAGCCGATTGATAGTCCTGAGAAGCTGGCCGGATCACATGCGTTGTTATGGACATGTGTGCTGGCGCAGGAGGAGGACTTTGCCAAACTGATAAAGTTTGTCGCGAAGTTTGATGAATTCGAGAGGCGCATGAGTGCGCTAGAGGGAAAGAAGTGATTAAAGAACCGATCACAAGCCAGACGATACTTAAACGACAGTTTGAGGCGCTGATTGAAGAATTCGACGAATTAACAAGACGAGTCTATGCGTTGGAACAGCAGCGCAAGCCCGGAAGGCCAAAGAATGCCGAACGAACAGACCTTAATAGCAGCGATTAAGCAGGCGGAGTCGGAGTCATATGGCTCTGATACTAACGGACAGCTATCAAACGTCCGCGCTCGGTCTATTGAGGACTATCTCGGTGAGCCGTATGGCAATGAGGTAGATGGTCAGTCGCAGGTCATCAGCCGTGATGTATACGACGCGATTGAGTGGATCAAACCCAAGATCATGCGGATATTTACGGGTGGCGATCAGGTATGCCGCTTTGACCCTACAGGGCCGGAGGATGAAGACAAGGCCAAGCAGGAGTCGGAATACATAAACCATGTCATAACGCAGAAGAATGACTGGTTTCGCATATTCCTTGAATGGTTTACGGATGCCTGTATCTCAAAGAACGCTTACGCAATGGCGTATTGGGATGAATCCATTGAGGTTGAGACAGAGAAGTATTGCGACCTGACGGACGAAGAATTCACGCTTCTGGTTAACGATGAAGGTGTTGAGATTGTCGCGCACACCGCAGAGGTTAACGAGGAGATGGCGCAAGCGTTGATGCAGCAGTATCAGCAGATTGCCATGCAAGCGCAGGCGCAGGGTATGGAACCTCCGCCCATGCCGCCGACCCCGATGATGCACGAGGTCGAGATTAAGCGGACGGAGAAGCGGGAACAGGTCAAGATATTGGTCTTACCGCCGGAGCGGTGCAAGGTATCTGAGATCACACCGGGATTCTCTGTGCGCGGTGCGCCTTACTTTGAGTATTGGGATTGGAAGCCGGTTAGTGAGCTTCGCAAGATGGGGCTAGATCCTGACCTGATTACGGAGTCAGGCGACAGTGGCACGGTGGAAGATGCTGCGCGTGATGTGTATTACGAGCAGGAAAAGGGCGAGTTGATGCCGGTTGATCCATCTATGAAGATGGTGAAACTGCGGATGATATGGATTCAGCACGACTACAACGAGGATGGAATTGCAGAACAATTATACGTTGTCATGGCTGGCACGCAGGTTCTGTTCGTTGAAGAATGCAACACGATTCCGATTGCGTGCATTGTTCCGATTCCGCTCCCGCACAGACACATGGGTTTGTCCATACGCGACCTGGTTACGGACATTCAATACACAAACACCGTCATATGGCGGCAAGCCCTAAACAATCTGTATCTGTCAAACAATGGGCGCTATGGGGTTTCGAGCAAGGTCAATCTCAACGACATGCTCACAAGCAGGGCTGGCGGTATTGTTCGAGTAGACGGCATTCCGGGGCAGGAGATATTCCCGTTTCAGCATCCGCAGGTCGGGCAGCAGGCTTTGGCGTTCATGGACTACCAGAGCCGCATATCAGAGTCTCGGACTGGTGTAGTTAAGAACTTCAGCGGCCAAGACCCGCAGCAGGCGCTACAGGCCAACGTCGGCACAATGGCGCAGATGACCAGCATGGGTTCAGAGAAGATTGAACTCATTGCTAGGGTGGTGGCTGAGGGCGTCAAGGAACTGTTCCAGATTGTGCATGAATTGATTTTGAAGCATGGGCATCAGGAGCAGGTTGTAAAGCTGAATAACGAGTGGGTGACTGTTGACCCTAGCCAGTGGCGCAAGCGTAATGACTTGACGCTAACGGTCGGTGTTGGTGTGGGTAATAAGGAGGTGACAAACGCTAACCTTCTGCAAATCTATGGGGCGCAGAAGGAAATGCTTGCGGTCGGTATTGCTAATCCTAAGAATCTGTATAACACGCTGTCAGAACTGACCAAGAATAACGGATTCCCCGGTCCTGAGCGGTTCTGGACTGATCCTTCAAACAGTCAACCGCAGCCTCCCCAAGACCCTAACGCATCATTGGTTATGGTTGAGAAATACAAAGCGGACAAGACTGCTGAAACTACTCTGAAAAAAGCAGCGATGGACAATCAGGCGAAGAAAGAGATTGAGATTATCAAGATTCGCGGTGAGTCAATGAGCAACGCACAGAAGGCGCAGTTGGACAAGAAGCCAGAACTGCCACAAGCGCCGCAAATGCACCCTGCTGACCAGATGGCTCATGAGGAGCGCAAGTCGCTGTATGGAGCCGCTGCACAAGTCCTATCGGCACACGCAAAGCAGGGGGAGAAGAAAGACCCCGCAGAAGCTATGGCGCACGTTCACCACACAGCAATGGCTTTGAAGGATGGGTTCGGACAGTTGGCGCAGGCGATGCAGGCTCCTAGGGTAGTTGTGCGTGATCCGCTAACTGGTAAAGCCGTCGGGACAAAGGCCGCTGGTTAATGGCGCAGCAAACTATAAACATCGGTGCAGCACCAAACGACGGCACTGGTGATACCGCACGCGCTGGTGGTCAGAAGATCAATGACAACTTTACCGAGTTGTATTCCACGTTTGACAATACGGTAGCGAATGGAAAGACCGGGGCGACGACACTAACGGGCTACGTCAAAGGTAATGGAACGTCTCCGTTTACGGCTAGTGCGACGGTGCCTACATCAGACCTGAGTGGCTCTATTAGCGTTGCTAATGGAGGAACCGGGGCCTCGTCATTCACCGCCACCCGCCTGCTGATCGGTGACGGAACAAGTCCAATTACTACTGATGCCGGATTGACGTTTACTGGGGGAACTCTAACTACCAGCGGCATCAGTAGCAAGCCACTTTCAGGGAATGGTAGTGGTGCAGGAAATGAAATTTACGGCGCTGGCGCAAACATCAACAGCAGTGCGAGGATCAACAACACAGTAATTGGCAACAGTGCTTTTATCAATGACTTTCTAGCTATAAGCGATAGCAATGTGGTTATAGGGGCGTCTGCCGGAATAAATGGAGCTTTTAAGTCGACGGTCATTGGCGCAAACGCTTTATTAAATGCAGGTTATGCAGAACAAAGCGTGATTATAGGTTACGGACTTAGCGTTACGGGCGGTAACTTCATGACTATTGTTGGGGGAGGCAATACTGTAACCAATGGAATAAACGCTGTTTGTTATGGGAGTCAAAATGTTGTTAGTTCTGCCAATCAAATGATCGGAGTTTTTGGTAATTTTAACAACTATTTAAATACGCATCGAAAAGGTGGAATATTTGGCGTTGGCATATTTTCACTACGGGATAGGGAGTTTGGAGTTGGATTTGCATTTGGTGACACTGGATTAGGATTTGGACAGTCTTTCACTGGAGAGACATCCCCTTTTGTTCCAAGAGAAATGGGTCGAGTAGCATTTACATGGAACGATCCAACTGACGCAACTCGCAAAGCAACCGTTCAATATTACGTGCGCGATAGTGCTGGGGAGCGTGAGTATCTAAAAGCAGACTCAGACGGTGCGGGCGCTAATGTCACTTTCAACGGTAAAAGCTACACCTTTGCAACTCCAGTCAAAACTGGCGGCTACACGGTGGCAACACTTCCAGCAGGAACAGTAGGTATGCGAGCGTATGTAACTGATGCTCTTGCTCCGGCGTTCCTCACAGCATTAGTTGGCGGCGGGGCGGTTAATTGCCCTGCATTTTACAATGGTGCGGCTTGGGTCGCAGGATAGGAGATAGTAATGGCAACATATACCTATGAAACAAATGCCGACGAAGATGCGGCGCTGAACTTGGAACTGATGAAAATCAACGGGCAGTTAGTATCTCAACAGCGCCCACCAGTTAATCTTGATGGCATGTGGCAATTACTGATTGCAGATCGCTTGAAGCCACTGACACAGCAAGTATTGCAGCAGCGATTGCAGCCGGTAATTGAGGCTTACATGTCTTGCGGCTGTCCGGTTAAGCGCCAAGCGATCCTTGACGCGGCGACGGATGCGGGAAAGTAGCATGGACGCGCTCGCAGCGGACATGGCGGCTTTGGGGTAGCGACATGGCAACGGGTCAAGGAACTGCGACGATTGATTTTGGAGCATTCCCCGGCAGTTCTGAGGCATCGGTATCGGTTACTGGTCAAACCGGAATCAATGGAACATCCAAGGCCGAGGCGTATTTGATGGGTGACGACACTACCGCAGACCACACGGCAGCAGACCACAGATACGCGCCTGCTTTTATAGGGCTGACATGTGGCACACCGTCTGCTGGAACGGGCTTTACGATTTACGGGCGCTGCTTGGACAAGATGCAGGGCACTTTTTCAATTAGATGGGTATGGGCGGACTAGATGGCACTTGACACTAAAATAGTAGGCACATCGTCCGGTAACGGCGCAGAGGTAAACGCATCAAATCAGATGAAGGTCGTTCCCGAAACGGACGCCGCAACCAATCCTGATAACGTCGGCGCTGTTAAGATTTTCAGCGAAAACGATCCGGGCGCTATTTCAGGTGATGCTTATCTGAAATCACCGGAAACCAGTGATGATTACCGACTGCGCGTTGGTATTGATACCATCTTTTTTACTGAAACTTTTAACGCAACCGCGCAGAATACCGGCGTTTGGAAGCACGCATTTACGACGATGACGATGACGCAATCGACGGGCTTTCTAAACGTCAATGCGGCAGGAACATCAACGGTATCTGGTAACTATGCATTTTTGCAGACGTGGAAGTATTTCCCTGTTTTAGGTACTGCGCCGCTTTCTGTTGAAATCACGGCTAATCTATCAAGCACCGCACTGCAAGCAAACGAGATATATCAGTTTGGTCTTGGGCTGGCTTTGGCGGCGGCAGACCCTGTTGATGGCGCTTGGTATGAACTGACAAACGCAGGGTTATATGGGGTTGTAAGGTATAACTCTGGAACCGCAGCAAAGCTATTGCTTACGGCAACACCTAGGACTCTCGGCAAAAATAACAAGTTTGCAATGGTTGTGTCTGAGCGTGAGGTAGAGTTCTGGGTTGACGATGTATTTTATGGAGAATTAACCACTCCAGCGGCACAGTCTCAGCCTTTCCTTAACGCTGCATTGCCGGTATTTGTTGAGAAATACAATTCAGGCACTGTTGGTTCATCACCTTCGTCTATTTTGAAGGTTGGCGATATTACCGTATCTTTGATGGATATTGCTATTTCAAAGCCGTGGGCGCATCAGATGGCGGGGCAGGGTTACGCAGGTCAGGGCCAGAATGGCGGCACAATGGGTGCAAATACGTTCTTTGCAAACAGCGCCTATCCGACGACCGCACTGCCGGTTAACACCGCACTGACGGCAAACTTGCCTACAGGTCTAACTGGTGGCCGTGGTCTCGCTACGCTGTGGAATACTGCTGCAACTGACATGGTCATGACTCAAGCGACAAACCCGCTTGGAGGCGTAAACCAAACGCCGCGAACGCTGTTTATTACGGGTATAAAAATCAGCGCAGTGTCGTTTAGTGCTGCTTTGACTGCGCCAGCGGCAGGGCAACATGCGCTGGCTTGGGGTATTTATTGGGGATCAACTGCGGTTACTTTGGCTCAAACTGAATCTGCGTCATTTGCGACAGGCACTACAAAAGCATTTCGCCGCAAGTTTCTTGGTGTTATGGGCTGGTCATCAGGAACGGCACCAATTGGCACTCCTGCCGATAAAGACGTTGTGATTACGTTTGAAGTTCCTGTTGTTGTTCACCCAGGCGAGAACGTCGGCTTGTTTTGCCAAATGCTGAACGGTGCGGCAACAGCTACCGGAGGGATTTTGTTTACTTACGATTTCGACCACTACTACCAGTAAACCATGTCTCTCCTCCTAGCCCTGACAGGAGGCGAGACACCGCCGGTTGTATCTGGATGTTTTGAGTTTGATTCAACTACATTCACGTTTGACCGCACAGATCAAAAGTGGGATCAGACTGTATGTCCGACAGTCACACCGCCAGTTGTTATTGTTCAGGCTGGTGGCAGGGGCGGTAAGCGCAGACGGATAGTCGTAGAGATTAACGGGCAGATTCACTACGTCCGTGACGAAGATGACGCGGTAGCGTTGATTGACGCTTCACGGGTTGAGATCAAGAAACAGATCAAGCTTGAATCACCCAAGTTAGTCAAGGTTATCAACGGCAATCCTGTTGCCAAGAAGCCAAAAATACGGGTTATATCAGGCTCTAGTGAGCTAAAAGCCCATGCGGTGATGGTCACTCAGGAATTAAGGACATCACTACAGATGATGATTGATCGCCTAATCATAGAGGCGATAGAAGCTGAAAACGACGACGAGGAAGTATTACTTCTAGGCTAATGGAAGAACACGAGCTACGAGAGATCAGCACACGGGCTGCAAAGGCTGAAAAGCTATTGCAGGATGAGACATTTTCAGGGGCATTTAACAGCGTTCGGGCTGCGATATTTGAGCGGTGGGAGTCATGTTCTATTGAGGACAAGGAATCCGCCCACGAACTTAAGGTGATGCTTAAACTGTTAAACGACCTGCGCGGAAATATAGAGATGGCTGTGCATAACGGTCGGATGGCCGCAAATGAATTGAATATTGATAAGAATCTGTTACGCAAGATCAAGGACAGAACCCGTATTTTTTAACTTGAGGTATACAAATGAGTGACGAAACAGTAGTCGAGCAACCCGTTACGGATTCGGCTAGTTTTGACGACAAATTAGCAGCAAAACTTGGCATTGGTGAGGAACCGATCCAAGAACCGCAAGCAGACGCGGTAGAGCAAACAGAGGAGCAAACGCCAGAAGATACGGTGACTCCAGACGACTCTGAAGAAATTGAGTTTGAAGATTTAACGATTGCCTTGCCTAAAGAGAAGGCGCAAAAGCTCAAATCTGCAATCGAAGGGTATAAAGACTATACGCAGAAAACTCAGTCTCTGGCTGAGCAACGGCGCATGGTTGAGGTTCAGCAACAAGCATCCCAAGCTGAAAAGCTATACCAAGAAGCAACAGCGCAGGAGATGGACAAACTAGCCCAGATCAAATCTGCCATTAAGCAATTTGACCAAGTTAATTGGGCACAGCTTGACACCGATACGCTAGTCCGCACCAAGCACAGCATGGAGCAGTATGAGAAAGAGCAGCGCAAGGTTGAGGAATCACTTAACCACAAGCGGCAGGCTCTTAATCAACATATGCAGGGTTTGCGCGGTCAAGCGATAACGGAAGCAGCTAATTACCTGTCCAAGAATATCCCCGGCTGGAAGTCAGGCAATGAAGTTGACCAATCCATACTGAGTTATGGAATCAACGAAGGATTGACCGAGACTGACTTGGTGAATCTTGCTATTGCAAAGCCCCAAGTTATCAAGGCTCTGCACAAGGCGATGGAATGGGAGAAGTTGCAATCTCAAAAGCAATCAACGGCTAAACGGACGGCCAATGTGCCGCCTGTTATCAGGCCTGGATCAGTTCCGCACACGCCTAGCAAAGAGCAACAAAAGCAGGCGATTGTTAAACAGTTACATCAAGCCAAAGACCCTGTGCGCAAAAAGGCGCTATTTGAACAGGCGATTATGGCTAAATTCAATCTTAAGGATTAATTATGGCTGCAATTTCAGGCACTACACAAACCTATGGCGTCGGCACGGCTGGCGGTAACCGCGAGGATCTTGAAGATATTATCTGGGAACTCGAGCCGCTGGAGACTTATTGCCTTACGAACTTCGACCGCGTTAAAGCCAGTGCAACACTGCACGAGTGGGAACTTGACGCACTGGTAGCGGCAGGCGCTAACCGTCAGCTTGAAGGTGATGACGGCACGTTTACCTCTATCACTTCCCCGACTCGGGCGACGAACTATTGCCAGATTTCGCGCAAGACGTTCCTTGTTTCCGGCACGCAGCAAGCGGTTAAGCAGGCTGGTGGTGGGTCACAGTTGGCGCGTCAGATCAAGAAGCAGATGAAGGAACTGAAGAACGATATGGAATACGCAATCGTTCGCAATCAGACCGCATCGGCTGGTGGCGCCACGACTGCCCGTTCTTTGGGTGGTATTGAGGTTCAGTTGGCGACCACTGATAACAGCGGTAACGGTGTTCGCGCTACGACCTCTGCAACGGCGTCTACTGCGGCTTACGCTGCGGGTTCTGTTGTAACGGACGGCACGACGACCGGTGCGCTGCAAGAAGCCAAGTTCAAAGAAGCTATTTCTTTGGCATGGGCTGACGGCGGGCAGCCGAATCTGGTTCTGGTTGAATCTACACAGAAGCAGACGATTTCGGCGTATTCGGGTATTTCTACCAAATACACTGAAATTTCAAGGACGCAGCGTGCAATTGTCGGTGCTGCTGATATGTATGTGTCTGAGTGGGGCAATCACACGATTGTCCTGCATCGTCATGTGCGTTCCAGCGTTGTGCTGATGCTCGACCCTGATTACTGGGCGGTGGCTATGCTGCGCGCTCCGTTCATGGAAGAACTGGCAAAGACCGGCGACGGTGAAAAGCGGCAGATTCTTGCTGAATACACCTTGGTTGGTCGTAATCCGAACAGTTCTGCAAAAGCGGTAGCCTGCGCTTAACCAGTAGGTAATTAACGGGGTGGCCTAATAAGCTGCCCCGTTTTTTTATGGATAAATGGGTTGAATACGATCCTGTCACTGGGGTCAAGGAAGAAAACGAAATGGCCGAGGGCGGCGGTGTAATCGTCCACAAGTCTGAGGATGTAGAAGGTTTGCTAGACCGAAACAAAGAACTTGCTAATTCTGGCGCAACCAATGAAGGGATCAAAAAGGGCTTATGGCACTACGCGAGCATTCCACTAACGGTGCAATACGAACTGCTAAAAAAAGGTATCAATATAGCCCGGAGAGAGGATTACAAGAAGCTGTTCGACGAGATCAACGCGAACTATCCGTATCTCAAAACGACGATGAAAACTCACTCGCTAAAGCACAACAAGCCGCAGAGTCAGGAGACCTCGACGCAGCATGGGCCTTATGTGATCGTGCGCTAACTCACGGTCATCAGGATGACGTTAAATGGTTGGTTGTAGCCAATCAGATCAAGTGGAAGGCAAAGCGTAACGCTGAGGCGTATGCGTTTGCGAGACGGGCGGCAGATGTAGCGCCAAATAACCCGTATGTGTGGCTGAATCTGGGGATGGTTCAGGATTCTATCTACCTTTTTGACGACGCAGAGGCTTCGTTCAAGAAGGGCATGAGTGTTGCGACAAATGACGACCAGAAGGGGGCGATTTACCTGAACTGGGGTTGTATGCTGGTTAACTCTGGGCAGTGGGAACGGGCGGAGAAAATAGCCCGTAAATGCCTTCAATACCGACCAGATAAGCCCAAGGCGAAAGCAAATTTAGGGTTGGCACTCTTGGCCTTAAAACGGTGGGATGAAGGCTGGAAACTCTACGATTCAATTATTGGCTTTGATGTGAGTCGTCGGCGTATGCAGTATATGAATGAAGGTGAGTGGGACGGCACCAAAGGCCAGAACGTCATCATTTACGAAGAACAAGGAATAGGGGATGCGATTAGCTTCGCGTCGATGATTCCAGATGCCTTAAATGACATGTCTGGGATTATTGAGTGCGACTACAAGCTAGAGGGGTTGTTTAAGCGGTCATTCCCTACCGCTACTGTTTACGGCACGCGGTATGACAATGCGACGGATTGGCAGGGTAATCACAAGATAGACGCGTCTATATCGATGGGCGCGTTGGGTAAGCATTACCGGCAAAAAGATGAAGATTTCCACGGGGAGCCGTATCTAATCCCCGACCCTGAGCGGGTAGAAATGTGGAAAGCGTTATTTGCCAAGACTAAAAAGCCGGTAATCGGCATTGCCTGGTCTGGCGGGGTGGATTGGACAGGGGCAAGGAACAGGGAATGGGGCTTGGAGGAACTGTTACCTGTTTTCGAGTCTGTTGATGCGGTGTGGGTATCACTTCAATACAAAGACGCCAGTAAAGAGATAGCACGGTTTAAGGCCAAGCATCCGAACATAGATTTACGGCAATACCCGTTTGGAACGCTGACCAAAGACTACGACGACACCGCTGCGATGGTTTCGGCAATGGATATGGTTTTTTCCATGCAGACGGCGGTGATTCACTTGGCTGGTGCGATTGGTAAAGAGTGCTGGTGCTTTGTGAATAAGCACAGCCAGTGGCGTTATGGGCTACCAAGTGAGACTTTGATGCCTTGGTATAAATCTGTCAGGTTGTGGCGCTGGAATAATGGATGGCCGATTGATGAAGCCGCAAAAGAACTCCATGCAAGATTTAAATAGGGCGGTATACAAAGCGACCGTGGTTGGGTGGCCGAATACGATGTGGATAGCTCGGCACGAATCCGGTCTGGTTGCTTGGGGATATTCAGCGAAAGAAGCTGAAACCAATCTAGAACACTGGTTAAAGGACGAAAATGCTGGTATTGCCGCCTGAAATTCACAAGGAACAGTTGATTTCCGAGGAATATCGTAAAGATCAACAGAAGTTGCATGAAAACCCTGATTATGGGGTGGCTTCTGTCCACTTTGCGCCGATTGTCTCAAAGGTGTGCAACCAGTATCAGGTTGATGAGTTGTTGGATTACGGGTGTGGTAAGGCTCGGCTGATGAAGTCGATCGAGGTAGACCACGCTCTGGATATTCAACTATACGACCCTGCAATACCGGAATGGGCTGAACCGGCAGAGCCGTGTGAGATGGTGGCCTGTCTGGATGTTCTGGAGCATATCGAACCGGACAAACTTGAGCACGTATTGGACGACCTGCAACGGGTTACGAAGCGTATCGGTTTTTTCACTATTTCCACGGTTCCGGCGGTCAAGACTTTATCGGATGGCCGCAATGCCCATCTGATTATTGAAGATTTGGAATGGTGGTTGCCAAAGATTGTAGAGCGTTGGGAGTTGCACATGCTGCAACGTATGCCTGACGGGTTCATGGTCTTGGTGATGCCTAAAACTTACAAGGTAGCTCACTAATGTCATTTTCGACATATTCAGAGTTTCGCACTGCTGTATCGAACTGGGTTGACGTATCTGACCTGACCTCTGCACAGTTGGATGATCTGATTACTGTCGCGGAGGCACGTGTCTACAACGAAGTCCGGCACCGCTCTATGGAGTCGGCGTTGAGCCTGACCATTACGTCAGGTGTGGCTGCTATCCCATCGGATTACATTGATCTGAAACACGCTTATATCAACGCGGCAAAAGTCCAATGGCTTGATCGTAAAAGCCCAGAGTGGATATACCGCAATTATCCGGTAAGGTCGGGGGCGAATACGCCGGGTTATATCGCACGAGAGGGGTCTAATTTCATTTTTGCGCCATACCCTGCGAATAACTCTGTTCTCGGGATTTATTATGCAAAACCTGTAGCACTTTCCTCGGCTTTGTCTGCGTTGTTTACGGCCTATCCTTCATTGTTCCTGTTCGCCACAAATGCAGAGGTGGAAAGTTTTCTGGGTCGCGCTAATCGGTTCCAGTTGTGGGATGCCAAATACGGGCAAATGCGTGACCTAGTTAATTCTGAACTGGCAGACGAAAACAACAGCGGCTCGAATCTTGCGGTGACGGCAGAATGAGTCTGTTACGCGTTCCACTGACAGGCACGTATAACACGCGAATATCTGAAGTATCTTCGCTGTCGTCATCGTCTGGGGTGGTTGGCACTGGTATTGTTGGGGCGATGGTTGTCGGGGCGACTGATCGCGGCTCGGACAAAGATACCAGATATGTTAATTGCGTGGTGACGACTGTAAATGACCAGATTACTGGCACCAAGCGTTTATACGTGGTTAAACGCCCCGGCTTTGCGGTGAACACTACCCCATCAGCGGGGAACATAGGAACCGCTATACACGTATGGGTGGCAAAGAGTTCCGGCGGGGATGTGATTGCGGCTTTTGGGGCTACCAATTCCACGATATACAACGGCACCAGTTCACTAGGTGCTATTACCGGTAAAGCTACCGCGATCACTGAAACGGTCTTGGCGGGAACGGCTTACTTAGCTATCAGCAGCACAGATTCAACGGGGTGGTATTACCCTGACGGGGGCGCTTTAACCAAGATTGCAGATGCGGACTTTCCCGGTAACGCAGGAAAAACCATAGCGGGAACTTTTGCCTTCCTTGATGGTTACGCGTTCATCATGACCAGCGACGGGCTTATCTATAACTCCGACCTGAACAGCATAACGGCGTGGACTGCAAGCAATTTCCTATCGGCTAACGAATACCCTGATAAGGGCGTTGGACTGATTCGGTTCAGGAACACGATACTGGCCTTTGGCAAGGAAAGCATGGAGGTGTATCGAAACGCCGGTAATGCCGCTGGGTCGCCGTTGTCGCGGATTCCAGAGTATTCGCAGTTGATTGGTTGTATATCTGCTGATGCGATAACCAGCATTAAAGATACAGTTTTCTTTTGTGGCTCGACAAAACAAGGTGTTATCAGTCTATATTCGTATAACGGGCAAACACCAGTGCCGATTTCACCGCCTGAGATCAACGCACAGTTGACGCTTGCAGGGCCGACGAATGTAACCATAACCTCAATGAGTTTCTACGGGCGGCATTTTGTAGTGTGTCAGGCATTGAATACCACATTCGTCTATTGCATTGAAGAAAACAACTGGCATGAGTGGAGTTCATCGGAACCGCTTTGGTATAAATCTGACGGGGTTATAAGCGGCAGTTCGATGGTGTGTTACACAATTTCCAACATATCAACATCCGGCAAAGTGTTTGTGTTTAATCCGTCGAATACTTCCTACCAAGACAACGGCGCAGCGTTTACGGCTTCAATCCAGACCTCTAAGCTGGATTTGGGCAATATGTTGCGGAAGTCTTGGGGAAAGATGAACGTAGTCGGAGACCAAGCAAATGCTGCATCAACACTCAGTATTGCGTGGTCGGATGATGATTACCAGAGTTATTCAACGGTGAGTTCTGTGGATATGTCTGGGAACAGACCTTGCGTTAGTCGCACAGGCAGTTCTCGTCGTCGGAGTTGGATTCTGTCGCACTCGGTCAATACTTCGCTAAGACTTGAGGCTTTGGAGTTCCCTGATATTCAAGTAGGGGAAATATGAGTTACGGCAGTTTCAACGTCCCAGAGACTAGCGAATGGTCGTTTAAGTCATTCTTTATCAGTCTGACGACATGGATCATTAGCCGTATCGGGGTTACTTCACAGACTGCGGCTTATACGGTTCAGGAAAATATATTCTGGGTCAGGGTAAACGCTACCGGTGGTGCTGTTACGGTAACGCTCCCTGAGTCTATAGGCAGGCAGGGTAGACAGATTGGCGTGGTTAAAACAGACGCATCAGCCAATGCGGTTACGGTTAGTAGAAGTTCAACGGATCTGATTAACGGCGCAACTACACAATCCTTGGCTTCACAATATTCACGATTGGTCGCAATTGCTGACGGAACTGGCAATTGGGATTTGATAGTCAAACAGTAGAGGTTAAACATGGCACTGATTCGATACCCGAAAATGGACGGCGGTGGTTCTGAGGATGGCGGTGGTTATCAGGCATATGTTGATCCTGCTAGTGGGCAGGTATACAAACAGGTCGTGACCGGTGGTGACTTTGGCGCACAGACGACCTATGAACCGCTAAACAAGACATGGGAATACGCCAATAACGCGGGCGTTGATGGCCGGAATATCTACGGGTCGGCAGGATATACGCCGCAGCAGTTTATGGACAACGGCGAGGGCGGGATGAATTCAGGTGCCCCAGGCGGGTTCACTGCGCGCGGAGACTACCAGCTTGGAAACTGGCAACCCGACGCTACTCTGGTCAATTTCCTTCAGCAACGTGGTATTACGCCGCAATACGATGCACAGGCTGGTTGGATTATCCCTGCCTCTCAAAATCCCGCTTCTGTAATGACGGACTACGCCAACAAGATCAACCCGCGTAATGCCATGAGTTTCGGTCAGGAGTTCATGGATAGCGTGATTTCGCCGGCGATGAAGTTTTACGGGTTGGCGAGCGGACTAGGCAGTTTAGCAGCGATGGGGGCGGGAACTGGAGCGGGCGCGTTTTCTACCGTAAACGGGGTTGGCGCTGGTGAATTTGTTACCCCGCAGATGTTGTCAGAGGCTGTTGCAAATGGGACGCTAACCGCGCAACAAGCTGCATCTATTTTGCAAGATATTGGCGGGCTTGCTTCTGGAGCCGCTGCAACCGGATCGTTAAACCTTCCGTCGTCCACGATGGAGTTTGGTGGAAGCCCCGTAACAAGCGCCTTTGACGCTGGTGGTGGCAGTCCGATTGATCCTAACTACAGAAACCCGTTTGACTTCGGTGGCGGCGATCCTATTGGGATTGAGAACGTGCCGACCGGTATGGAGCAGTGGTATAGCCAAGCGCCCACAATTGCAAACACAGGCGGTCTGCCGTTTTCCTCTGGTGGCACCGTAAACCTAGCCAATTCTGGAATGATGACTGGCGCTACTGGCGCTGCGGTAGGTGCGGCAGGCGGTGCGTCTAACGCTACATCCGCTCTACAACGCATCCTAAACGGCACTGCGACGACGCAGGACTATTTGAGTATGGCAGGCTCACTTGGTGGGTCTGCGCTCGGGGCACTTGGTTCTGACGCACAGAGGAATGCGTTAAACACCACTGCGGACAAATACTTGCAGATGGGCGCTCCGTATCGTGGTTTGTTGGGGCAATCGTATCAACCCGGCTTTACGATGATGAACGAACCGGGCTACAAGGATGCTCTTGACGCTTCTACAAACTCATTCCTGCGTGCTGCGTCTGCTGGTCAGGCTCCGGGTGTGTCTGGTGGCAATCCAATGGATAACCCCGGTGCATGGGCTGAGACACAGAAATACGTCACGGCAAATACCGCTTTGCCTGCGTTGAATACCTATCGGTCACAGTTGGGCAGTTTTGGGCAGTTGGGCACCAATACGGCTGGCACTGCAAACCTGCAAGCGGCTGCGGGCGCTGGTGGTGGGTATAACGCTGCGGGTTACGGGTTGGGGCAGATGACCAATCCATCTAGCTCACTGGATGATCTACTGAAGCAGTTTGGTCAACTTGGCCTGCCGAGTAATCAAACATACAAGCCTAGCGGCGTTGTCACGTTTTAAGGGGTAAATATGGCTGGACTTCTTGGTGTGCCCGGTTTGGACGGTTATCGCGCTGCGATGCAGGATAACCAATCGCGTGATATGAACACGGTAGGACTGATGCAGGGCGTTCTTGGGTTGCAAAGTGGATTGCTTGACCAGCAGATGCAACCGCTTAAGATTGAGCAGTTGAAAATGCAGTTAGAGCGGCAAAGAGCGAATCAGCAGATGATTCAGCGCATCATGGGTGGTGGTCAGGCTCAAGGTGTAATGCCTTCCGCTACGGACGCACTCACGCAAGGCGCGGCGCAGGGTGACGTAGGGCCAACTGTAAGCAATGCTGCGCGTATGGAACAACCGCAGATGTCACAAGGCCAGCCGCAGGGTAACGGTCTTGAATTGCCGCCGATGATTCAGGCTGCTTTGCTGTCAGGCGATCCGGGTCTTGAAAAATGGGCGCAGGCACAAGCTCAACAATTCAAACCTACGGACAAAATCCGCGAAGCTATTTCTTTGGGTATGCAGCCCGGAACTCCGCAGTTCAAGGCTTACGTTGGCACTGTCTACAATCAGGGCGGCGCATGGCAGGCTAATGCTCAGGGTGGCGTTGGATTGGTTCCGGGATATGCTGAAGGTCAGGGTGCCGTTAAAGGTGCCGAGGCTGCTGCATCAGCCCCGTATCAAATCCAAGAATTTGAAATTGGCGGTCGCAAATATCGTATGTCTGTTGCTGACTATAAAGCCATTACGGAACCGCCTAAGAACGATGCAGAAGCTATGCGGGCGCTGCAAATGTCTGAGCGCATGGGTATACCATACGATAGTGGCTGGATTCGTAAAAACGGCCAACAAACGCAAGCGCCTGAGATGCAGGCACAACAGCCTACTAGGGCGGGGTTTCCTTCATTAAATAGCCTGTTTGGTTCGTCAACTGAATCAGAAAAAGCATACGATTCCGAACGGTCTAAAGACCTCGCAAAAGAAGCGCAGAAGTTTAACGAAGCGTATCAAGCCGGAAACCAGCAGCGCGATAACCTAGACCTGCTTGACGGTCTGTTACGTAATCCTAAAGTATCGTCCGGTGCGTTGGCTGAAATGAATAGTGATATGAAGGGCGTTGCTGCATCGTTTGGTATCAATATCGCAGGAAAGACCGAGGAAGATGTAATTCGGGCGATTACCCGCGAAATGGCGCTAAAGATGAAGAATAGCGGCGGCACCAATCTGATGCCAGGGGCAATGTCTGACTTCGAGCAAAAGATGCTTGGCTCTATGGTTCCTTCGCTTTCGCAATCAGCGCCGGGTAGGATGCTGTTGTCGCAAGTCATGCGGGCAAAACTCAATCGAGATATGAAGATTGCTGAAATGGCGGCAGACTACGAAGCAACCAACGGGCGTCTTGATTCTAATTTTTACAAGCAATCAAGAGAGTGGCTTAAAGCTAACCCGACATTTCCGCCAGAGAAACAACGCGCCATGATGGAACTTGCTAAAAGGATTGGCAAATGAGCGAAAAGGATTGGCAAATGAGCGATGATGTCAGCAAGATGAGTGACGAAGAACTTTGGGCAATGCTTGGAATTGCTGCGCCCAAAGGTGGCAAGTCAAACCCTACTAAGGACGGATTGCCGTTTCGTCCGTTTGGTATTGATACAGGAATGACCATGCCGCAGGGTTTGTCTAACTTCATGGCTGGTATCGGTCAGGGGATGAACAGCATAAAGCAGGGCGTTACCTTTGCGCCGCAGTCTGTTGTTGATGAGACCAAAGCAATAGATGCACCACTGCTTGAGACGGGCGCAGGAACCGCAGGCAGTATTTTCGGCAATATTGCTACGATGGCTCCAGCTGCGTTTATTCCGGGCGCTAATACCGTGGTTGGTTCAACCCTAATCGGTGGCGGTCTTGGCGGGTTGACTACTCCAGGCAGTTCAGAGGATCGCTTTAAAGGTGGGCTGCTTAGTGGTGCTGGCGGTTTCGCGGGGCAGATGATCCCTAAATCGCTTGGGGTATTGAAAGCCGCATCTGAGCCGTTTACGCAAAAAGGGCAAAATGCCATTATTGGCCGTGTGATGAACGCCGCTGCTGGTGATAACGCGCCAAGTGTTATCGGTAGACTTGCCAATGCTCGGCAACTGATACCCGGCTCTGCACCGACTGCAGCAGAAGTCGCGGAAAGCGGTGGAATTGCTGCTTTGCAACGGGCAATGAGTGCTGCCGCCCCTGAAGATTACACGCACAGGGCTATGCAACAGTCTACGGCTCGCCTGAACGCATTGCGTGGTGTTGCTGGAACTGATGCAGACTTGTCCATGCAGAAGGGTGTTCGCGGTTTAATGAGCGAAAAGTTATACGAAGAAGCTCTAGCCGCCCCAGTTGATAAAGGATTGGCTCAGGCAATGGCTCCGCAGATTCAAAATCTGATGGAACGTCCTTCCATGCAGCAGGCTATTGACCGCGCAAAAAACATCTTTGGCGAAAAAACTATAACTCTTGCTAAAGAAGGTTCGCCGGAAGGCTTGCAAATGGTTAAGCAGGCTTTGGACGATATTATTGAAAAAGCCGGTAGTCCAAATTCCAGCATTGGCAAAAACGAGCTAAAAGCCTTGAATCAAACACGTTCCGACTTGATGTCAACTCTTGAGGAATTGACCCCAAAACTGCGCGAAGCAGATAGGGCTTATGCGTCATGGTCGCGACCTGTTAACGAGATGCAAATCGGCCGCACTCTGCTGGATAAGCTTACTCCAGCCTTGTCTGATTACGGCGCTTTGGGCAAGGAAACTGCCGCGCAATACGCAAGGGCATTAAAAGACGCTCCCAGAACGATTAAAACAGCCACAGGGCGCAGCACTCAAAGCCTTGAGGACATCCTATCGCCCGGCAATTTGCAGGCCGTTGAGAACGTCGCACGCGACTTGGCGCGTAAAGCTAATGCTCAAGACTTGGGTCGCGGTGCTGGTTCCAATACTTTCCAGAATTTTGCTATGGATAACTTGGCAAAAGAGATGGGGATGCCTAGTGCGGTAAAAGGTATTTTTGGGCATATCCCCGGTTTAAGCCCGATGGGAACGCTGGTAGCTCGTGGGGCTGGTGCTATGGGTGGTGCTGCGTATAAGCGTGCTGATGAGGCTATGCGGCAGACTATGGCGCAGGCGTTGTTGAATCCTAACTCTGCCGCTGCACTGATGGCTAACGCGTCGCGTCCGGGGTTGCTTGAAAAGTCATTAAGGGCACTGCCGCCAAAGGCCAGAAAAGACGCGCTAGAGGCGATTCAGTCGGCTCCGGGCATATTCGGAATGGCTGGAATACCTGCTTATCTATCGTCCGCTAATGCGGAATAACAGCAGGTTTTTGATATTACCTTCAGGCATTTTATGGATTGCGCGAGTCAAAGGTATACCGATGACTGTAAGCACAATCAATAGGTAAAACGGCATCAATAGCATTGCCCAGAATTTTCCCATCCCGATATATTACACCAGCCCGCCCGTGCGGGTTTTTTTACGACTAAAGGGGATTTATGAGCGACACCACTTTTACAAACAACGTGACCCTAACGGACGCGGACTGGTTTAACGACCTAAATCGTCTGCACTATACGATATTGGGTGATCCTGCGACGTTGGCTGCGCTCAAGACGACGCTAGGTATTAATGGCATACAGCAAAACTCAAAGAGTGCCGCATATACAACGGTATTGAGCGATGCAAATAAACACATATATCACCCATCGTCAGACAATAACGCTAGAACATTCACAATTGACAGCAATGCAAACGTGGCATACGACATCGGAACGGCAATCACATTTGTAAACGAAATAAATACAGTAACTATTTCAATAACTGCTGACACACTGACTCTTGCGGGGTCTGGATCAACTGGTAGCCGCACGCTGGCTGCAAACGGAATTGCCACTGCGCTGAAAGTTGCGTCTACCAAGTGGGTTATTTCTGGAACGGGACTGACATGAGCGTTCAGCAGATTCTTATCGGTCTTGGCCTTTTGCCTGCACCAACGACGGTTGATTACCTTGTTGTTGCTGGCGGCGGTGGTGGTGGGCAGGACAATGTAAACGCATCAGCTTCCGGCGGCGGCGGCGCTGGTGGTTTTAGAACTGGGTCAAGTTTTGCGGTATCAAGCGGAATCACTGTAACTGTCGGGGCTGGCGGCGCTGGATCGGTTTCAAATCTTAACGCCGGATCGGATGGATCAAACTCGGTGTTGAGTTCAATCACGGCTACCGGTGGCGGTGGTGGTGGTAGTAGGTCTGTAGCTACCGGTAGAAATGGCGGCAGCGGTGGCGGGTCAACCGGTAGCGGTTCGGCTGGCACTGGCACGGTCGGTCAAGGAAATGACGGCGGCGCTAGTGATGCCGATGGCGGTGGCGGTGGTGGCGGTGCAACTGGGGCGGGAACGAATCCAAACGGCGGCAACGGAACCGCGTCATCTATCAGCGGATCATCGGTAACTTATGCTGGTGGTGGTGGTGGTCGTGGAGGCACTCCACTTTATACGATTGGAACTGGTGGCACTGGCGGTGGCGGGGCTGGTGGCTCTGGTGGGGCGGGAACTGCAAACAGAGGTAGCGGTGGTGGCGGTGGTGGTGGTAGCGGTGGCGGGGCTGGTGGCTCTGGTGTTGTAATTATTAGCTACCCGAACACAAGCCGAGATATTCAGGGAACAACTGGATCATTGGTCTACGCCAAAACATCATCCGGTGGAAACACAATTTATACATTTACAAGCGGTACTGGCACCATATCTTGGTAAAAGGAGTTCTGCAATGGATTGGTTAGGCCCAGTATTCGCAGCACTCATAGCCAAGCTAGACCCTACGACACTCGTGCTGATGTGCTTGCTGTCCGGTTGTGCTTACTACCACGTCATCTGGCGGCGCGAAGATCGTGAGGACAAAGCCAAAATGCTTGAAATGATGAATCGGCAGATTGATTCGTCAAACGGGCTGCGGAACGTGCTTTCCGCCATTACGGGGAAAGTGCAATGAGTTGGCGACAGAAACTAATGCGCTTCCTTGACCCAGATGTTGAGGATTTACGGATGCAGCTTCGGGAGAAGATCCACGAAGCTAATGCACACGCGGACGACCTATGCAGGACGATAGTGATTGACGGCGACCGTATATCGCAACTGCTAAAGGCGTGCCATGAAAACACTAAAAGAGTTGATTGAAGGTAAGCTTGTAACGAAACTGGAATGTGAGGATGGTGTAATCATATTTCACATCGGCAAGGATGAGGCATTTATATGTCTGCAACCGATCATGGTTAGAGGCGCCCCGGCAATTGGGTATGCCGCCGAAGAATTTAAGCCGTCAAGCTTGCAATGAGCTTCCCTCTCACACCGGAGTTGCTGGCTTCGATGTGGGATTGTTTACGGCAAATGCCGCCATTCTGCAAATGGAAATTACCGCCGGCCGGAATGATGGAGTTCCGCGCGCCGGCCAGGGCTGATGTATTCGGTGAGTTTCGGGCGCCGAACACAATTACCATTTCCGCGTCGTTGCACGGGCATTTTGACACGGTATTTAAAACGCTGGCGCATGAAGCGATACATGTCGTGCAATTCTTGGATAAGACGGAAAACAAGAATCAGCACAATGCAGACTTTTTACGCAAGGCGAAACTGGTCTGCAAAACTTTCGGTTACGACTTCAAGGGGTTTTGATGCCTACCAAGGTGACAACGGCTGAGTTTATTGCGTCATGGGAAAAGCACGGCACCGCGTTAAAGGTCAGTAAGCATCTAGGCTTAGGAGAAAGGGCAGTCCACGAGCGGCGTGTAAGGTTGATGAAGGAAGGCACCCTGCTTTCTACGGACAGCCACAAAGCGGTATACAAAGGCGACGCACCAGTAACGGACATTAACCCCATTAAAAAGAGTGCTGCTCGGGTTGAGGTATCGGTTGCAAATGGGTGCGTTATTGTCGGTTCTGATGCCCACTACATGCCCGGTCAGGTGACCACGGCGCACAGGGGATTCGTCAAACTGTGCAAAGATTTGAAGCCTCGGGTTGTGGTGCTGAATGGTGACATTTTCGACGGAGGCGGGATTAGTCGCTGGCCGCGTATCGGGTGGGATAAGAAACCGTCTGTTAAGGAAGAACTGCAAGCGTGCTTAGACCGTGTTGACGAGATTGAAAAGGCGTGTGGCCTGGCGCGGAAGATATGGACGCTCGGGAACCATGATGCGCGGTTTGAAACGAAACTGGCTGCGACTTCACCGGAATATGAGGGCGTAAAAGGTTTTCAGCTTAAGGATCACTTTCCCTCATGGATGCCTGCGTGGTCATGCTGGATCAATGACGAATTGATTATCAAGCACAGGTTAGCAAACGGGATTCACGCGGCATACAACAACACGATGAAGTCAGGTAAGTCAATCTGCACCGGACACTTGCACGCTCAGCAGATAACGCGGTTTAGCGACTACAACGGCACTCGTTACGGGGTAGACGCAGGGATGATGTCGGAGCCGTATTCAGAGGCTTTCACGGATTATACCGAGGACAATCCCGTTAACTGGAGGTCGGGGTTCGCGGTGTTTACGTTCATCAACGGCAAGATGATGCCGCCCGAGGTTGTGGATGTGATTGAGGAAGGCGTTATCTGGTTTCGCGGTAATCGGATTGAGGTTTGATGTGTCAAGGATTACTTGACAGTTCATCTGTGTTGGTAAATGTAAACCCAAAGTTTAGATATTCAAGGATACCTAAACTGGGGATGTTAATACCCAATTTGGGGATATGTCGCAAAAACTGACGAATATATGCACATTTCCACGATATGTCGCAAAAGTAGGCGAATTGATACAAAAGCAAGGTATATTTCCACAAATGCCGAGGATTTGAAACATGGTGACTTTAGGTGATTTGCAGCGCATCTGTCCGACCACGCGGAGTCAGATATTGGCACGCTACGTCAACGCGCTGAATGATACTTTTCTGGAATTTGAGATCAACACGCCGGAGCGTGAGGCGATGTTTCTGGCGCAGGTAGCCCATGAGAGCGGAGGTTTTAACTATGTCAGAGAACTTGCATCAGGTGGTGCATACGAGGGCAGGCTTAATCTTGGGAACACTGAACCCGGCGACGGCATCCGATATAAAGGGCGTGGACTCATTCAAATTACTGGACGGGCGAATTACGCTGCCTGTGCAGCAGCGTTGGGAGTTGACTACATTGCAGAACCCGAACTCTTGGAACGCCCAATTGACGCAACACGTTCCGCAGGTTGGTATTGGTCAAGCAGAAAATTAAATTCCATTGCAGATAAAGGCGACCTGCTTTTAGTTACAAAGAAAATCAACGGCGGCACTACAGGCTATGCCGACCGTCAGGCGTATTACCAGCGGGCAACTGAGGTGTTGGCGTGAATCGCGACATAAATAGCGACATAATGTCGGGGTTTTTATCGTGAGCATCCCATTTATAAACGCAATTCGCGAATTGAGAACGGGGCAAGAATGAGCGTCTTTTTGCTTTGGTTTGTAACCGCGATATACCTGTATGTCTCGCTGGAACAGGCTTATCTGCGACATCCGAACGAGGCAATCATTTACCTGGGCTACGCAATAGCGAATATTGGACTGATACGGGGAATCTCAAATGCCAATCGCCTTTAGCTTGCTAACCCGCTTTTGGTGGGCAATTCCGCTGCTTCTGCTGTCCATTACGACCGCTTATTATAGGCACGACGCTGCACAGGAGCGCGAACAACGCCATATTATAGCGGCGGAATATAAAGCCTTCACCGCGCAGGTTGAAACTCTAGGACGCGAAGCTGAGGCCCGTAACCGCGCTATTGTCCAAAAACAGAAGGATGTGTCCAATGAAGTGTCCAAATCTTACGCGAATCGTCTTGATATTATCAATCGCGAATATGCTCGGTTGCGCGACGACAAAGCCGGTCGCAGTGGCAATCCAGTGCCCCCCGACGCCACAGCCGCCAAGCCTTCTGATGACGCCGCCCGAGACGCCGAGCTTCTTGCCTTTCTTCGACAGGCTGAAGTCCAAACGTCCAGACTAGAGGCTTTGCAAAATTGGCTGCGCTCTGTGCGCTAATCATTCCACCCACAAGTAAGCCAGCACGAACGCCATTGATGCGTAGTGTATCGCTTGGTCTAGGAGTTCTGGGGTCATTTCTTCTCCTGCTTGCTGTTCAAAATCGCTCGCTCGCCAGCGCATATCCCGCAAGGAACCAGCGGCGGCACGTTTCCCTGAATAACGCCTGTTGCAACCTCGCCAGCACCACCGCAGTTCGGGCATTTGGCAAGCAGAGACTTCAACGCCGCCTCAAACTTGGCCTCTTTCGCTTCAGCCTTCAGCATCCGCCTGTCAGCGATTTCGAGTGCCGCCTCAAGCTCGGACACCTTTTGCTCGGCGGTCATGACTTTCCTTTCGTCGCGTAGACTAACGGCACAGCGGTTGCGCCACTATTTGTCAGGTCGTCGATTGCTTGCGGGTCGTCTAAGCTGTCCACCGGATATTGGCTATCTTCCAGTTCGATCATCCACGCCACCGGCTCCGCGTCCACCACAGCCTGCAAGCGGATGGCGAGTTTGGCTTGGGCGAACACATCCTGCGGTGTGTATGCTTTCTTGAACATCAGAAAAGCTGCCGCAGAATCAATCTCCGCCTCCGTCAGCAAAGGGACCGCAGACGAAGTAGGCTCAACAATCACAGGAAACCACGTAACTACGTTATTCCAGTTCAAGGTGCGCGCTGCTTGGTTTCTGCCGACGAGTCCATCTTTCCAAACCACATCAACGAATTCTGGCTTTCCTTCGTATTGCTCTGCCGGCTCAGGCTTTGCTAGTCGAGTGATGTTGTCTATGGCTGCCTGCACAACTTCAAAACTTGTGCCGTGAAAGCCGAGAAAACTTGCCAGCCGATTAATTGCGTCCATGTGGTATTGGCGATCACGCTCTTTCTGCGCCAACAATTCTGCTGCCGGCTCAGGCGCGGGTGCGGCGGCAAGTCTCAGCGCCATTGCGGCATTACTTTTTTGCTTAACTGTGATGTGTGTTTCAGCCCGTTCAAGGGCGGCAATTGCATCCCACAAAACAGATTCAGGCACCGGCACCAGCTTATCCATTGTTGCGCTCCTTTTCGATGGCGGCGTCAACCAGTAATGCTTACCATCGCCACCATTACCAACATGAAATTTGTTGTCGGAAGGATTGGTTCGTTTACTCATTTCATTCTCCGCTGCCGTGCGTTCTCATGATATTCGCGTCCTTTACCAGGATTCTTCGCGCGCCATGCTTTCAGATACGCGCGCCGATCACCATTCCGACCACCTGATGGTGGCAACGGTTGTTCGCCGCTGCCGTAGCCGTTCTCAAATCAAACAATCCTCACGCCTATGATTGTTCCCATTTATCCCCTCCCCGTGACTAGAATGGTATGTCGTCGGTCATGTCTGCGAAGTTATCTTTCGGCTTCTGCGGTTCCGCTGGCTTGGATGGTTCCGCTTCATCCTTATCTTTTGGTTTAAAAGTAGATACCTGCACATACCATTTATTACCCTTTGAAACTTTTATATCCGCATTAACCCATTCCTCCCCCGCCTTGTGCTTTTCCCGCAGCCACAGGCCCAAGTCTGCTACCTTGATGCTGATGGACGCCTTGACGAAAGACGGTGCTTTCTCGTGCGGTGCCTTGATGTGCAAGCCTGAAACGAATTCGATTGCGTCTGCCATTATTCGGACTCCTTTTCTTTAACTTTTACGGTGCAAAAGCCGCTTGAATACGTGCTGATAATTGCTTCTTTAAACGGCATCTGCGGCATTTTTTCATTTGCCCAATGCAGAACAATTGCTTCTACATCTTCGCGGGTAAGGTGCAGTTCCATTATTTCACTCCTTGGTTAGACGGATTCTCTTTGCGCCATTTGCTCATGGCCGTGCGTGTCTTGCTGTCAAGCTGTGTGCCAAGTGCTGCCCGTTCGTCTGCGTCCAGTCCAGCAGCGTCCAGGGCTTCGTATGCGCCGCTGCAATCTTGGTCTGATACATATTCCTTAATTACGCCAGCCAAGTTGCTTAGAATCGTTCTCTGTTCGTCTGTGAGCGATTCCCATACGCCTGTAGTCGGGGTAATCGGCGCGCTCGGGCCTTTTTTATCGCTGCCGGTCGTCGCGTCCAGAATATCATGCTCCACAATCTCCATTGCCGTGACCCACAGATACCGCCGCTGGTATGTCTCCACCGCACCAATGTTCTGCACTTCATGGCAACCCTTGAGTGCTGCACTTCCCATCGGAGAGGTGATTTGAAGGGTACCGACAGAATCTATGTCACAAATATTAAGTGTTGCCAATTCAGCCGTATAACTGACAAACCCGCACAGCCCAATCTTGGCAAATATCTGCTGAACAGTAGGCAGGAAGTCTCCCAATTCAAAATAGTGATACCCGGCAAACTTGTTGTGCCCACTCTTTTTCAAGGGCGTCTGCTGCAACTCGATCCGCGCTTGCATTAGCTTCGTTAATACGCTCATTCTCTTGCTCCTCTAAAAATTGTTCGTAAACTTGCCACACATCCCCGTCCGTCATGACGCAATCTCTTTAGAGCGCGTCCAAGCAAATCGCCAAGCGTATTGATGCCGCCAATACAAGCACAGCGCGATCCATAGCCGTTTCATCATGCCCCCATCCAGATAATTGTCAGAACTATCAAAACAACGCTTGCGTAATCCCATCCGTCAAACGACTCCCGCCGGAGCCATGACTTGCTGGCGTAGTCGGTCACGGTGCTGACATCCCGTATTTGCGCTCAAACTCCGCGTCAGATTCCGACTCTGCGCGTTGTTCTGCCATGCGGTCGTCAATGTAATCTGAACCGAGACCGTCCGTAAAGAACGAAACAGCCTCGGCCTTAATCTGTTCGCGGATGCGCTTCTTAACGTCGTATTCCCACTCGCCGCCATTCAGCAGAACAGCCACCGCAGCTGAGTCTATCTTGTCTTCGTCGATCAGGATGTCAATAAACTGGTGTGTTGCGTAACCGCCAACTGCGTGACCGTCTGCAATGTCTTCGGCTATATCTTGAATCATCTCGGTTCTTGTCATTTTGTTCCCCTCGGTTGTTTTGATGCGATGGAGTGATTATGTTCCCACACGATCCAATCGTCAAGGGGTTTCCAATAAATATATTTACATTAATTAGTTGACAAGGGGTTTATTTTGAGGACACAATCGGGCATGGACTATAAAACACTGTTGAAACAATACGAGCGCCGCAGGGCTAAAGTAATCGCTTTGCTGGCAAAGAAAACCCCAAAAGAGGTCGCTAAGATCATGGGCATTAGCAAGCAGAGGGTCGGGCAGATTGCCAAAATGGAAAGGGGGGCAAATGGAAGAAATAGATAGTTCTATTTTTGAAAAAGCCAATAGAGTTTACAATAAAAAAGTAAACGTCTACTCGGCGTCAATGGAAAGAATTGATTTTATTTTCAAAAACTTTCCGAAGATTTACCTATCATTTTCTGGTGGCAAGGACAGCGGCGTAATGCTTAACCTTACGCTGGATTACATGCGCCGCAACAACATAACAAAAAAAATTGGCGTAATGATTTTGGATAACGAGGCGAATTACGAATATTCGCTGAAGTTTATGCACAGTATTCTAGATAAAAATCTAGATTTGTTGGATGTTTATTGGTGCTGCCTGCCGATTACGTTGCCATGCACCGTCAGTGCATACGCTGTGGAATGGCAATGCTGGGGTGAAAGAGACAAAGAACAATGGATTCGTCCATATCCTGATCGGCCATACGTCGTAACAATAAAAAATTGTCCGTTTGATTTTTTTCGCGAGGACATGAATTACGATGAATTTTGGGACAAGTTTGGCGATTGGTATGGTCAAGGCAAAAGAACAGCCTGCATGATCGGCATACGCGCAAGCGAGAGTCTCAACAGGTTTCGTGCAATCATGAATGTAGACAAGGAAATTTTGCACGGTCAAATGTGGACAAAGAAAAACACCAAATACGTATACAACTGTTACCCAATTTATGATTGGAGAACAGAGGATATTTGGACTGCGAATTATAAATTTGATTGGGAATACAACGAGCTTTACGACATTTTTTATAAAGCTGGCGTGCCGGTTGGAAAAATGCGCGTTGCTTCTCCGTTCATGAGTGAGTCTAAATCAAGTCTGGGCATGTATCGTGTGATTGATCCGCACGTTTGGGCGCGGCTTTGTGCAAGGGTTCAGGGGGCAAACTTCATTGCTACTTACGGCAAACAGCTTGGCTACAAAAGTTTGAAATTGCCGCCCGGACACACATGGAAATCGTTTACCAAGTTTTTACTGGCTACGTTACCTAAAGAGGTAGGTGATAATTTTAAGCAGCGTTTTGTTCAGTCTATTAAATACTGGGGCCGCGTCGGACGGTCAGTATCGGACAGAACGCTTGCAGAGCTTAAAAATTCCGAATTGAAGATTAAAGAAAACGGAACAACCCCGCACGGTAAAAAAACAAAGTTGCGTATTCGTATTCAAAAGTATCCGGACCACACTGATTTTTTGACATGCCATAACAGTGAAGTTGCTTCATGGAAGCGGTTTGCAATAACTATTTTGAAAAACGATCACACTTGCAAATATATGGGGCTTGCTCCAACAAAAGAGCAGGCATTACGCCAGCGTCAAATCATGGAGAAATACAAACGCATATGAGAATCATACATTTTGAAAACCTGAAAAACACAAGCCGTGACGTTAAATTTCCTTCAGGCATGGTAAGCCTTCGCGCTTTGCTTGAATCTGATGGAATGGGTTTTTCGCTACACAAAACAATTATTCCTGTTGGACCAGCACAGCATTGGCATTACACCAAACATTTTGAGGCTTGCTACTGCATTTCTGGATGGGGCGTGCTTACAAACCTTGCAACAGGTGACCAAGAAATGATCCGCGAAGACATGCTCTATGTTTTGGACAAGCACGATGACCATACATTTCAAGCATTGGAGCCGACTATTTTGATATCGGTATTTAACCCGCCATGCAAAGGCAACGAAACCCACAAAGAGGACGGCAGTTATGAGTGAGTTTAAATCGCCGGTTTACAACGTATTGTGCGTTCCGATTGATCGCGTCAAGTCAAACGATTACAACCCGAACGCCGTAGCCCCACCTGAAATGGCATTGCTCGAAACGTCTATTTGGGAAGACGGATACACGCAACCTATCGTTACGTATTTTGATGCTGAAAACGATATTTATATCGTTGTCGACGGATTCCACCGCTATTTGACGATGAAGAATAGCGCCCGGATTAGAGAGCGCGAGAACAACTGCCTGCCTATTGTTGTTATCAACAAGGAGTTAGGCGACAGGATGGCGTCTACGATTCGCCACAATCGCGCTAGGGGCACGCACAACATCGAATTGATGAGCACTATTGTTGCGGAGCTTGTCGAGATGGGCAAGGGTGATCGTTGGATTTGTCAGCATATCGGCATGAGCGTGGATGAGCTTTTGCGCTTGAAGCAAATTACTGGCGTTGCTGCATTATTTGCTAATCGTGATTTTTCTGATAGTTGGGAGGCGGAATTTGATACGCCGCGTCTATCATCCGTGGCATAAATGGGAATGTTTTAAAGCTGGTTTCTACGATACGCAAACAAGCGTAGAAAATCCTCTTGAACATTACGCAATTTTTCTTAGAGATTCAAAAAGATTTGAAGCCGCATTGTGCAGAGTAATTGAAGAATGGCCTGTCTCATGCGAACAGTTTTTATTGAACGAAAGCATCAACAGAATCGCGTGGCTTGGTCAGGCTTCAATGTGTATTGATACCGGCATACCGTCGTGTTTTAGGGGTGGTTTCAAATTATTAACCGAGCAAGAGCAAAACATCGCAAATGCCACCGCGTTCAAATGGCTAGGAAAATGGAAAAGAAAATACGCAAATACATTAGTTCATGGCAGCAGCAAGGATACCCAGAAGACATACCAGATGAGGTTCCACTTCGATTGATGCAATTGAATTTAGCGCCTTCATATCAGGCTATTTGTAATGCAATTTTGAAAAACGATCATTCATTAAAATCTTTGGGATTTACTCCGGCAACTTCAAAATATTATATGGCATTAAAAAAAATAGAAATTGAAGCAAGGCCTGAATACAAAGAATTAACTAACAAGCAATTAAATTTGATATGAACTTATCCGACCTGCCAACGCAGCTAATCTGCGTCAACAAGCCAGCGGATAAATCTCGAGATCGTCAAGAATACATGCGCGAATACATGTATAAATGGCGGCGATCAAACAAACCAGCGCACGTTCTGACGCACCGGAAAACGAAGTTAAAGGAAGCTATCCGCCGTGCTGAAGCGCGTATAGTCAAGGCACGGGCAGAACTTGCGGCGCTCGAATCGTGCTGAGATATTACGAAATGCTCAAACGCCAGTGGGTGCGTGAGCATCCCGGCGCTACGCCTGCGGAGTATCAGCGGGCAATGCGATTGATAGCCAAGAAGTGCGGGGTTTAATTGAAATACTACAAGCATCATTTGGGCGACTACGCCACCCGCACACAGCATCTTTCCGTGATAGAGCACGGCGCTTACCGTTTGCTTATGGATGCTTACTACACAGCCGAAAAGCCGCTCACGCTTGATATGAACCGGCTTTGTTTGATGATTCGGGCAACCACGGTTTCAGAAAAAAAAGCAGTTTTTTCAATTCTAAATGAATTTTTTTTAAAAACGGAAGCCGGTTGGCAACATCGTAGAATTGATGCGGAAATTGAAGAATATATGGAAATAGTCAATAGAAACAAGGCTAATGGTAACAAAGGTGGTAGGCCAAAAAAAACCCAGTCGGTTTCATCTGGGGAACCCAAACAAAACCCTAACCATAAACCATTAACCACTAACCATAAAAATACAAATACATTGCGCTTCGCTGAGTTCTGGTCGGTCTACCCCAAGAAGATTCAAAAGCCGCAATGTCTGTCGAAATGGGAATCGAAAAACCTTGATTCTGTTGCAGACCAGATTTTGTCTCACGTAACGGCAATGGCGCAGTCAGACCAGTGGATTAAGGAAAAAGGGCAGTTCTGCCCGAATCCGCTGACCTACCTGAATCAGGAACGCTGGGAACAGGACGCGCCTTCTGTGCCGAGATTGGCGATAGTATGAAAACAGACCTGTTTCTATCCCATCTTTCCAAGGTCAAGCAAACCGGTCGTGGTCGCTGGCTGGCTTGCTGTCCGGCACATGACGACAAAACCCCGTCGATGACCATTACGGAATCGGACTCCGACCGGCTGCTGGTGCATTGCTTCGCAGGCTGCGGAATTGGCGAAATTATGGCTTCTGTGGGCATGGATGTATCAGACCTCATGCCGGATGCGCCTACGGCTCACCTGACGCGTCGTGGACGTATTCCTGCGGCAGATGTGTTACGTGCAATGAGCTTTTCGGCAACAATAGTCGCTTTGGCGGCGGTTGACATGGCAAAAGGCAAGGTTTTGGCGGAAGCGGAGAAAAACAAGCTGCTGGCGATTGCTGGCGAATTTCAACAGGCACTTGAGATGGTGGGGGGGCAATGAAAAAGATAGTTGATCCAGAGGCGGTTGAATGTCGTTCATGCAAGATAATTTTTGAGCGAGAACGGACTGAGCAATTTAAAGAAATTTGCTACGGATGTTGGCTTGATTTTAACGCTGCAAGCGGCAAACTGAAGGGCAAGGAATTGAAGGCGCGTAAGTGGTGGTGGGAAAACGTGCTTAAAAAGGAAATGATTGAAAAGTATCAGCAATCAGACGGTATTTCAGAGCCAGAATTAACAACAGAACAGCGTCGTCATCTCCACGAAGTTTTGACGGAGAGCAAATCATGACAATCGGACTGATAGAGCGTGCACAGCAGGCAAACGTGCTGCGGAATCTGGATTTAAAGAAATACCTTAACCGCGAGGAAATGAACCGCATCATTCCCGCCGAGTCTTTGGCCGATGAAGGACGCCGGATGATGCTGGTGGGGCGGGAGAGGGAGGATGGGTTGACGCTGCCGTGGCGGAAAGCTGAAGGCAAGGTTTTGATACGTCCTGGCAAGCTGGCGCTGTGGGTTGGTTGGCAGCATCACGGCAAGTCGCAGTTGCTCAAGCAGGTCATGGCTTACGCTGTCTGCGGTGGTCAGAAGGTTGCTATAGCGTCGCTTGAAGAGGAGGTCAGGCACATCTGGTGCGACATGTGCCGCGTCGCTGTCGGGCAAAAAGACCCTAGCACGAAACTGATTGACGAATGGATAGCCAAAGCAACAGCGCATCTGTGGTTTTACGACCAGCAGGGAAGATTGAAGGCTGACACATTGCGGGCGGTGGTGCGGTATTGCTGCGAAGAATTGAAGGTCACGCAGTTTGTTGTTGACTCGCTGATGATGCTTGACGTCGGTCGGGATGATTACGAAGCGCAGTCTACCTTCGTCGCAGAACTCAAAACCCTAGCGCACGACACGGGCTGCACGATTCATCTGGTAGCGCACATGCGGAAGCGTGAAGGAAAGGGCGGCGAGGACTCACCGGGCAGCGCCCACGACATCGCAGGAGCGCACGACATAGCATCTATGGCCGATTACATCTTCAACGTGTGGCGCGACAAGCAAAACAAAAACGCTCACGGCTTTCCGGCTTTGCTGACGGTGGACAAACAGCGGGGGCAGACGAACTGGCTTGGGGTGTTGGGGCTAGGCTTTCACGACGGATCGCGACAATTTACAGAGGGGGCACCGACGAATTACATGAATCCTGAGCAGGCGAAAAAAGAGTATCACGAGATAGCAAACTTTTATGGAGGTGATGCGGCATGAATGGTCACGTTATTCAACTGATTGCTGATTTGGACAACGGCGTAGGGGAAATTGGCAACAGGATTAAATTCCAAGAATTACCTGCATTGCTACGGGCTGACATTTTGCGGGATTGGATATTTTTATTGGAACAGGAATACGAAATTGCCACATCAAACATATTCAGAAAAATCAAAGCAGAACAATCGAACACAACTCCCACAGTGCGCTTTGTGGATTGACGAAATACGAAAGGAGTTCGGCAATGACTCAATCGACGAAATCAGAGCAGAAGAAACCACAGCAAGTTCAGGACTTAAGCGACTACATTGGCGATCACCGCGTTTTATTCAAGCCGAGGCCGAGAGTGCGGAAAGGCGGCAGCGGGGTGTTCGCACCTAAGCCATACCGGACGGGGTGCCTGTGGCCGATGCGGGATTTGGCGTGAGCAAGTATGCGCGTCGAATTGATGCGAATCATGGCGAAATCCGTGATGCTTTCCGTCGGATTCTTGGGGCTGACGGTGTTGTTGATTGTTCTCGGTTTGGTTCAGGTTTCCCTGACATTTTGGTCGGGCATGGCAAAATTTGTATACCTGTTGAAATCAAAACAAAAACAGGAAAGCTAACGGACGCGCAAAAGAAATTCCCGCTATTCATGGTGGTTGTGCGGAATATGGATGACGTATTTAAAACAGTTGCTATGTTGATTGATTTTGAGTCATACGCGAAAACAAAGCACAGCATTGACGACTACCCTGATAATGGCAAAGACGCATGATTGACCGCTGCCCCACATGCAAGCAACGTAAGCGCAGGTCTAATCCTGCTAATGCGCGGTATTGGCTGATTCTGCACCTGATGGCTGACAAACTGAAGCCGCAGGGTCAGGCGTATACCGCAGAGGTCTGGCACGAGTATTTCAAAAGCCGCTTGCTTGGGATGGACGATGTAAAGCTGCCGAACGGGAAGGTTATCCACAGGTGCCGGTCGTCGACGGATTTAGATGTCGCGGAATTCGGGGAGTTTATGGAAAAGGTCGAACACTTCGCTGCCGAGAGGGGCGTATATCTGGAGGATTACGAGGGATGAACCTAACCGGACAAAAACCTTCGCAAAAACGCGAATACTTGCGTAATGAGGCATGGCTGAAATACGTCAAGTCGCTGCCTAGCTGCATCAGCGGCAGACCGGCAGACGATCCTCACCACATCAAGGGTTATGCCAAGCTAACCGGTGCAACAGGTGGTATGAAAGGCGATGACCTGTTCGTGATACCGCTGACGCGGGATGAGCACACGGCGTTTCACTCCATGCCCGTCGCGAATTGGGAGAAGGTTTACGGGAGTCAGTTGGAACATTTTGCTGCTACGGTGCGGCAGGCGATCATCGACGGGGTGCTAAAATGGTAGACAAATGGAAGTGGATGTTTCCCAATGAAATTATTAAAAAATGCGCTGATTCGATGGGTATTAAACACAGGTTTTATGCTGGAATGTGCAGAATAAATGACCGGCGCGGAGGAAATGGAATTAAAAAATCAGATCTTTACGACCCATCAAATAGCAAATCACAAGCTATGGATTTGGTTTTAAGTTTGAAACTTGAAATATTTTTCCAAGATAAATGTTGGCTTGTAAGGTGGTCTGACGATGAAACAATATTAGGTGTAAATAAAGATTTATTAAAAGCAATATGCGAATGCGTCGCAAATAAGGCGGATTACTATGGTGACTAACGTGCGGGAACCGTTTGCTTCTACTGCGTTTGCCGGGTTGTCGTGGTCGCCGTTGGAGGAGAAGGCGGTTGATAGGGTCGCCGCTAGTGGCAAGGTTGACCCTCTCGGATTGTGGTTGTGGAAAGCCAAGTATCAGTTGGAGTCAAACGCTTACAAACACGCACAAGCTGCTTTAGCGGAGATTTACGCGAAAAGGTATACGGATGCCCCACCTATCGCTGCCGCAATCGTGGCGCAGGCTTTGCGCGAGTTTCTGGCCCCTTCCTGCCGTGACTGTCGGGGCGTTGGCGAGATGCTGGTGAATGACCTGCGCGTAGTGTGTGAGACCTGCGGCGGGTCGAAGATTCATAAATACAACGATTTTGAGCGTGCGCGGACGATGCAGATCAGTTACGCCATGACCAAGCGGTCAGGGTTCAAAATCACGTGGCTACTCGGGGTTATGGGGCAGCACGACCGGACAGCTAACGCGGTGATGTGTCGGGAATTGGAGCGGCACACAAAATAATTGCGCTGTCAAATTGTTTGTGGTAAAAATGGAGTAATTCGGAAGGCTCTCGGTTGAAGCTAAACCGGAGAAGTGCTTATCAGCGCACTTGCTCGCCTAAAAATCCGTTATTTAAACCACGGCACAGACCCCCTCCCTGCTGCCCGTGGTTTTGGCCCCTGACTGTTCGCGATGGCAGTCGGGGGCAATTTATTTGTTCAAAGGAAAATCATGAAGAAATCAAAAGGCGGTAAAGGTAAGGGCGGCAAAAAAGGCTGCTAAGTGTCAAAACTGTTTGACGACACGCGGTGCATGAAGTGCAGGCGATACGCTTACATGGACTGCTACGGTGGTGAGTCTGGAATATCCGGCTACTTGTGCAGATCCTGTGCGGAGTCGTTTGGCTCTACGATGGAAGAACGGTTATCAGCCCAGATTAGGGAATTGGAAGCGGAAAATTCCGTATTACGGCAGACAATAATGGATTCTGTGTCGCAAATGACTGAATCTGCTAACAAATTTGAGGTTTAATTATGGACCCACAGAAAACAACCGGCCCCGCAGAGTGGTCAATAGCTCATGAACCGGCAACCAATACTGCAGCGACTATCAGCCGTGGTGCTGTAGCTGGTCAGAAGCATTGGGTTACGTCAATCACGGCCAGCATTTGCGGTGACGTAGCTGCAAGCTCGATTGTATTCGCTAGGCTGCGCGACTCTACGACTGGTGCGGGTAACATCCTCTGGTCATGCGCCATGCGCGGGCCGGTTACAGGCGGTAACGAGGTTACGCTATCAGGGCTGAACATCGAGGGCGTATCAGGTCAGGCTGTAACGCTGGAATTTAGCGGTGCTGGTGGCGCGTCAACACAGCAGACCGTCGCAATAACCGGTTACACTACGACCAAATTCTAATCAGCAAATAAATCAATAACTTATTGTCTACAGCAATGCCATTTAAAAAAGGTCAATCAGGAAACCCGGCCGGAGTGTCAAAAGACCGTAAATTTATTGACGTTTTGAATAGAGCGATTGTTCAGGACGACAGTAAAAGGCTGCGCTCTGCTGCCGAGAAACTGCTAGACCTAGCTTCCGTCGGTGAGCCGTGGGCAATCAAAGAGATTGCTGATAGATTGGACGGTAGGCCAGCGCAGGCTGTTACCGTAGCTGGTGATGCAGAGAACCCGATAAACATGTCGATGCGGGTGCTGTTTGGCCGAAACTGAGGTTCGGTTTCCAGAGAAGCTAGAGTTTTTATTCAAGCCGCACAGATTCAAGGTCTGCTATGGTGGTCGGGGTGGGGCGAAGTCATGGGGCTACGCTAGGGCGCTACTGATTACGGGCGCTGAACGAAAGTTGCGGATACTCTGCACACGCGAAGTCCAGAAGTCGATCAAAGATTCAGTCCATAAGCTACTAGGCGACCAGATACAGGAGTTGGGACTAGGCCAGTTCTACGATGTGCTGACTACCGAGATCAGGGGCAAGAACGGAACAGAGTTTATATTCGCTGGTCTGGCTGACCACACTGCGGAGTCTATAAAATCTTTTGAGGGTATAGACCGCGTTTGGATCGAAGAAGCCCAAGCAGTTAGTAAACGATCATGGGATATTCTTATCCCGACGATCCGCAAGCCTGATTCCGAGGTATGGATCAGTTTTAACCCTGAGCTAGACAGCGACGAGACATACAAACGATTTGTGCTAAACCCACCGCCTTCTGCGGTTGTGGTCAAAATCAACTATCAAGATAACCCGTGGTTTCCAGAAGTCTTGGAAGCCGAACGATTGCACTGCAAGGCAACAGACCCAGAGAGTTATGAAAACATCTGGGAAGGCAACACGAAGGCAGCGGTAGACGGTGCTATTTACGCCAAAGAGATAGCGGCTTCAATGGAGTCTGGGCGGTTCGCTAACGTGCCGTATGACCCTAAGCTAAAGGTGCATGTAGTGTGTGACCTAGGCTTTAACGACGCTATGGCTATAATCTTGGCGCAGCGTCAGTTGTCCGAGATTAGGATT